CCCAGGATGCCAAAATTTATTGCTTGTCCCCCATGCCCTCTGGTTTCACCAGTCACCCTAGTTTGACAATCGGTTATGCCTGACAAAGACTACGAGAAGCGCAAGGCACGAGAGAGCAAGAGGCAGCTTGATGAAGCGGCCCGAGGTCGCGAGATCGGGGCGTTGCCGGCGGTGGTCAAACCGCATCGAAAAGCGCTCTGTGCACGCAATTTTCGGCGGTTTTGCTTGACCTACTTCCCGCTCACGTTCACGCTCAAGTTCTCGGACGATCATCTCAAGGTGATTGCCCAGATCGAGGAGTCGGTACTGCGGGGCGGCAAGTTCGCCACCGCGATGCCGAGAGGAAACGGCAAGACGACGCTGGCGGAGTGCGCCTGCGTCTGGGCCACCTTGTACGGGCACCGGGAATTCGTCTCCCTGATCGGGTCGTGCAAGGACCATGCGGACCAGATGATCGACTCGATCAAGAGCGAGCTGGAGTCGAACGACCTGCTGCAGGAGGATTTCCCGGAGGCTGTCTGGCCGATTGCGCGCCTCGAGGGGATATCGCATCGCTGCAATGGCCAGACATGCAACGGGGAGCGGACGCACATCGGCTGGACGGCGGACCAGGTCGTGCTGCCCACGATCGCGGGCTCCAAGGCATCGGGTGCCATCATCAAGGTTGCCGGCATCTCAGGGCGCATCAGGGGCATGAAGTTCAAGCGACCTGACGGCAAGCCGGTGCGGCCGGACTTGGTGGTGATCGACGATCCTCAGACGGACGAATCGGCCCGGTCTGGCAGCCAGTGCGAGCGCAACGAGCGGATTCTTGACGGTGCGATCCTCGGTCTGGCCGGTCCGGGCCGCAAGATCGCCGGCATCATGCCGTGCACGGTCATCTGCCAGGGCGACATGGCCGATCGATACCTGGACCGAGCGAAGCATCCCGAGTGGAACGGGACCAGGACCAAGATGGTCTATGCCTTCCCGACCAACGAGAAGTTGTGGGAAGAGTACGCGCGGATCCGGCAAGACACGGTCCGGGCGATGATGGGTGACCGGCTCGGTGCGGAGCGTGACGCCACGGCTTTTTACAAGGCCCACAGGGAGGAAATGGACGCCGGGGCCATCCTGGCATGGCCGGAACGGTTCGATCCGGGCGAAATCTCGGCCTTGCAGAACGCGATGAACATCAAGATCGAGCGTGCTGCGGCGTTCCATGCGGAATATCAAAACAATCCGCTGCCCGACGTCGATCCACGTTCCGACGACCTCACGGCTGACCAGGTTGCCAGCAAGCTCAACCGGCTCCCGCGTGGTGTCGTGCCGCTGTCGTGCACGCGGCTTACGGCCATGATCGACGTGCAGGCCAGCCTGCTCTTTTATGTCGTCTGCGGCTGGGAGGACGATTTCACCGGCTACGTGCTTGATTACGGGGCCTATCCGGGCCAAAACGAGCCCTATTTCACACTCGCGAGCGCCCGGAGGACGCTGGAAACCGAGATCAAGGGTGCCGGTCTCGAGGCGCGTCTCCAGGCGGGCCTGCAGAAGCTGACCGACACCTTGCTGTCCTGCCAGTGGCAGCGTGAGGACCAGGCCAGCATGAAGATCGATCGGTGCCTGATCGACGCCAATTGGGGTGATTCGACGGCGATCGTCGATGCGGTGTGTGCACGTTCGGCCCACTCGGGCGTCCTGATGCCCAGCCACGGCAAGTATGTGGGTGCGTCGGGCACTCCGATGCGTGAATACGTCAAGAAACCGGGCGAACGGCTGGGTTTGAACTGGCATATCCCGGCCAAGAAGCCGAACCGGATCGCCCGCTACGTCGTTTACGACACGAACTCCTGGAAGTCGTTCGTCTATGCTCGGCTCTCGACGGCGACGGGCGACCGCGGCTCGCTCAGCATCTTCGGCGAGAAGGCGATCGAGCACCGGATGTTCGCGGACCAGCTTTGCAGCGAGTATCGGGTCAGGACGCAGGGCCGAGGTCGGGAGCTTGACGAGTGGAAGCACCGTCCCGAACGGCCCGACAACCACCTGTGGGATTGCCTGGTCGGCTGCGCCGTGGCAGCCTCGATCCAGGGTGTGGCGCTGGCCGAAACGCAGTCGCACGCGGCCAAGCCGGTCAAACGGGTCAGGATGAGCGACCTGGCCCGCCAGAAACGCACGGGACATCAACCGAGGCCGTGAACTCCACGACTCACATCACCGGTCCGACCGTCACGGTTTGCGGCCGTGTCGTCCAGCGATGCTCCCTCTGCGGCGAGAAGCTTTGTGACAGCAAGGGCGTCATGATGCCCTTGAACAAAGATGGTTCGGTGCCCGTTTTCGCTACCTGGGAGGTTGGCCGGCTCGTCCGGGTGACGCCGGGTTTTCCCACGTCGTTCGTGCTGCTGGAAGACATGCACGAGCTTCCCATGGATTCGTGTCTTGATCTTGTCGAGGACTGACGATGGACGAACCTACGATGAAGCCGATGCCGGACGAACGCATGCTGAAATGGTTTGCATTCGAGCACCTGCCTGCCCATCTCCAGGAGGTTTCCGCTCGTTTCGCGGATCTGGCGACCTCGATCGTCGACACGATCGAGCCTGGCCCCGAGCGGACCGTGTCGCTGCGCAAGCTGCTGGAAGCCAAGGATGCGGCGGTCCGGGCCCGGCTGACTCCGGGTGGATGACTGCCGAGTTATCGTGAGCCAAGCGCCCGAGATGACGACAGACGGAGTGTCAGCAACTCCTCCGAGCATGCCATCTGCTGACCGGGCGTGCGGATTTATCGTCTGCCAACGCATCAATGAGCCCTTTTCCCCTCGATTCCAGCCGATTTTCGATTGCACAGCCCATCCAGAACGACCGACCTGAGCCGGACCCCGACATGGAGTCGAAGGGAATTCGCTGCCGCGATTGCGGGTGCGGGCATTTCTACACGCTCCGGACCACCAAGGTGTTCGGCGGCCGGGTCATGAGGGAGCGGGTGTGCCGGCACTGCGGCAAGCGGATCCGGACCTACGAGCGAGCGTTTGAATAGTGAATTCTGCTACATCTAGCAGTATTTTCACGGTTTCACGTGTATGCGCTTGACAGATCACTCTGAAACCAGGCTAAATCCACATGAAAGGCGGGTGATTCTATGGCATGTGAAAATGCAGATACCGCGACCCAGGCGCTGATCGATTCGCTTGCCGGCCCTGCGTATATGCAGACGGACGCCGGGTCGGTCCATCAGCACAACATCACGGACCTGCTCAAGGCCGTCTCGTTCCTGCAGGGCACGTGTGCCGGGAATTCCGTGCGGCGCGGGCTCCGGTTCAATCGGCTGCTTCCTGACGGGCCGGTTCACCGGCCTGGCCCAAGGCGATGCTGGCGGTGAACAAGTCGATCGCCATCCTTGACGCGAGGGGCAACCCGATGCCGAGCCGGGCCACGGTGCCGGCTCGCCGGCAGCCGGTTCGCGCCCGCTACGAATCCGCGATCAGCACCGACGAGAACTGGAAGCACTGGGCGTTCGTCGATGGGTCGTCGGCCAGGGCCGCCAACTCCAAGGAAGTCCGCTACCGGCTGCGTACCCGGGCTCGCTACGAGGTCGCCAACAATTCGTTCGCCGAAGGCATCGTATCGACGCTCGCCAACTACACGATCGGCACCGGACCACAACTTCAGCTTCTCACGCCGGACGCGGAAGAGGACGTCAACCGCAAGATCGAGAACGCGTTCCTGGAGTGGGCCGACTTGATCGACCTGGCGGCCAAGCTGCGGACCATGCGGCAATCGCTCACGGTTGACGGCGAGGCCTTCGGGCTCTTGACGACCAACCCGCGGCTGCTGGGGCCGGTGCAACTCGACATGAAGCTCATCGAGGCCGATCAGATCAGCACGCCGCAGCTCGATCCGCTCGAAGTCCGGGCTGTGGACGGGATCCACTACGACGAGTTCGGCAACCCGCTCATTTATGACATGCTGGAGACGCACCCGGGCGACCTCTGGCACCCGATCCTGAAGGCGACGCCGATCGCGGCGCGCAACATGATCCACTGGTTCACCGCCAAGCGGCCCGGCCAGTGTCGCGGTATCCCCGAGCTGACGCCGTGCCTGAACCTGTTCGCCGACTTGCGCCGGTACCGCATGGCCGTCATGGCGGCGGCCGAGACGGCGGCGGATTTCGCGGCCGTCGTCCAGAGCGAGATGGCGCCCGACTCCGGCAACGGCGACGGCGCCGACGCGACGGAATTCGAGCCGTTCGACAGCTTCGAGATCGAGCGCCGCATGATGACGACGCTCCCCAGCGGCTGGAAGATGGCGCAATTCAAGGCCGAACAGCCGGCCACCACGTTTGAGATGTTCGTGCACCTGATCCTGACCGAGATCGCCAGGTGCCTGAACATGCCGTTCAACATCGCGTTCGGCAACTCATCGTCGTACAACTATGCGTCGGGTCGTCTCGATCATCAGACGTTTTTCAAGTCGATCGGCATCTGGCAATCGACCGCCGAACGGGACGTGCTCGATCGGCTGTTCGTGGCCTGGATCGACGAGATGTGGCGAACCACGGACCTGATCCCGGGCGGTCCCATGCGGCTGGGCGGCTGGCCGCATCGCTGGTTCTGGCCGGGCCTCGAGCATATCGACCCGCAGAAGGAAGCCAACGCCCAGATGATCCGGCTGCAGCAGAACACGACGACGCTGGCCGACGAGTATGCACGGCGCGGTCAGGACTGGCGAACCCAGATCATCCAGCGGGCCAAGGAGCTCAACCTGATGCGCGATCTCGGCATCCCGCAACTCTCCAGCGTGCCGGTCGTCCCGCCTCAGCCTGCGCCGGTCGATCAGCCGGGCATCGCCGACGTCGAAGACGACACCGCGACGCCGGAACAGGATAGCTAACGCCGAACTCGACGACCGAAACTCTTACCAAGGACTC